AATTATTGAAAAATACGGTGTTGAAAATGTTTTCCAATCAGAAGAGATAAAACTTAAAATAAAAGAAACAAATCTTGAAAGATATGGAGTTGATAACGTATCCAAGTCTCCTGAAATTATAGCCAAGAAAAAAGAAACTATGGCTAAAAACTTGGGAGAGGGTGTTGATTTTCCTTTGAAGAACCCTGAAATACTTGAAAAAGTTAAAAAGGACTGGTTTGAAAAATATGGAGTTGAATACCCAAACAAAGGTGAAGAAACTAAAAAGAAAATGAGAAAACCGAAGTCGGAAGAAGCAAAAAATAACATGAAGTTAGGATTTCTCAGTAGACCTAAAATGTCTTGCCTGTGTTGTCATAAAGAAATGTATGTGTATGCTTCAGGTAAGCACCTTAATAAATGCGTAAACTAAAAGTACTTCGGTATTTCTTGATTACTACATATCTGTTGATTCGTCAGGTAAATAAAAATTACAAAGAAGTCAAAAAGGCAAGATTGCAGAATTCTTAATAATTCTTATATTCTGTATTGACATTGACATTATCTTGTAGTATAATATTTACTTGGTGTGGAGATTTTTACAAGGATATTAAATGGCTAAAAGTTACACGCCTACTGAAGCAATGCGAAATAACGCTAAAAGAGGTTTAGCAGCAAGAGCAAAAGCACCTGATAGTCAGAAGGGTGGTTTGGATGCTTCTGAGGCTAAAAAAGAAGGTGTTGGTTCTGGTGTTGCTAGGGCAAGAGACATCATCAACGGTGATTTATCTCTTGATACCGTAAAAAGAATTTACAGTTTTCTCTCAAGAAATGAGAAGAACTACAAACCAAAAGAGCGTACAGCAGGTGGTAATCTCACCCCCGGAACACAAAGCCATCTGATTTGGGGCGGCCCTGCCGGACTTGCTTGGTCACGCAGAATCCTTCGTGAAGAAGGTATCATCAAAAGTTACACAAAAGAAATCACAGACGAAGAAATCAACAAAGAAGAGTTGATTAAAGGTTTTGATTTTCCAGTAAACAAAGCAGTAAACGAAGAGTTGATGCAAGCAACTTTTATTGCTCTTGTTCCTGAAGAGGTAGACCTTCACGGTGACGTATACTCCGAAGAAGAAGTCCGTAAAGCCTGTCATTCATTTAATACTCATTCAATGAAAGCCAATCTCTGTCACTTGGTAGAGACTAATGGTTTCTCAATCGTAGAATCTTACATTACACCTACAGATATTGTAATTGGTGATAAGTTCGTTACTAAAGGGACTTGGTTAGCAGTTCTACAGTTTCACGATCCAGAACTTTGGCAAGGTGTTCTAAACAAGTCCTTCGTTGGAATTAGCATTGGCGCTCATGCCAGTGTAGAGTATCTGGATGAATCCGAAGAAGACGAAGAAGAATAACCGGAGGATAAATGCAAGATACTAAAAAAGTTAAACGTCCAAAAGCAAAGCGTAGACTGAGCAATATCTCTTTTGAGGCCGAAGGTTCTCATTTAGCACTTGTCAGCGCAGAACAAGGTGGTGGTGCTAACGGTCACAACTACGCACTCGTAACAAAATCAACACAGCAATTCTCCGACGAGTTCTTTGAGAAATCTGCAAAGATTCGTGTAACGATGGAGATTTGCGATTTCCTTCAAAAGTTCTTCGGAATGTACTACGAAGATGCTGAAGTTCTTGCTAGACTTCTTGGTCTGGAAGAACCTGAAGAAGAGGGTGAAGATTCTGAAGATGAACCAGTAAAAGAATCTTACGAAGATTACATTCAGTCTAAACTAGAACAATTTGAACTTTTGAAATCTCTGTATGATACAGATAGTATTCCTGAAGTATTGAGTACTTGTTCAGAAGACGAGTATCTTGGTCTTTTGAGAGATCAAGAAAGAATTGAAAAAGCCTTTAGAAAAGGCAGTAAAGAATCAGACGAGGGTAACACCCAAGTCGAAGGCTCAACTGAAACCTCTGAGGAAACTGAGAGTAATGCAGTTGGTGCTAACCTTGAAGCAGAAGTCCAGAAAGCCAAGAGTGTTAAATCGGGAGATTTTGTATCTTGGAATTCATCTGGTGGTAGGGTATACGGTAAGGTTAAGAGAGTCGTTCAAAGCGGTTCTATTAAGATTAACGAAAATGTCTCCATCAAGGCTGATGCTGATAATCCTGCTGTTCTTATTGAAGTTTACAGAAAGAACAGTTCTGGTGGTTGGGAAGGTTCTGGTACAATGGTGGGTCATAAGTCAAGTACATTGAGTAAGATTTCAGCATTGAAAAAAGCAAACCTTAGTACCAACGATATTACTAATAACAAATCAGAGGAAGTTATGACAGAAAAAGTTACTGATACTTCTGTTGTTGCTGCTGAAGAAATTCAAATTGAAGTTGTAGAGAAGTCTACTCTTGAATTGATTCAAAAGCAATTGGAAGAACAGAAAGAAGCACTGCAAAAGGCACTTGACGCTCAGAAAGCCGAAATGGAAGTTCTGAAGGCTGCTAAGGATGCTCTTGAGCAAGAGAAAAAAGAAGCAATCGTAAAGGCACGTTTCGCTGCTGTTAAGGCTGCTGTGAAGTGCGATTCAAAATCTGAAGTTCTCTTCAAGGCTGTTGGTCTTGTTGAGTCAGAAGAAGTCTTCCAAGAAGTAGTCAAAGCACTTGCTGATATGACTGCTCTGGCAGAACAAAATGAAATGTTCGTAGAAAAAGGTGTGTCTGTTGAAGGTGAAGGCAAACAAGAAGACAAGAATGAGTCTCAGATTGCCAAGCTGCTCAAAGCACGTCATTCTAAATAATTATATTGGAGTATAAATAAATGGCTATTATCGCTACAGATACCCTGCGCTTTAGCAACACCGTAAAACACGAATATGAGCCTGCTACTGGTTTCTGCCGTGAAGTTCTGGTTGCTAACGAAGCATCTGCTAAAACCTACGCTATCGGTACAGTTCTTGGTAAAGTTACTGCCACTGGTAAATTCAAAATTTCCGTTGCTACTGCTACAGACGGTTCTGAAGTTGCTGCTGCTGTTGTCATCGAAGACAAGTCGGTTGCTGCTGCTACTGATACCAAAGTTCTGGCTTTGGTTCGTGGTCCCGTTATCGTTGGTAAGGCTGCTCTGATTCTGGACGCATCCATTGATACACAAGCAGAAAAAGATGCAGTTTATGCTGCTCTGGCTGCTAAAGGTATTCTGGCTAACGACCAGTTCTAATTTATAAGGAATAATAAAAATGGCAACTATTCGCAGTTTTGATAAACCGTTTGAAGTAACAGACCTTACCGAAGAACTCCTGTTGGTTCCTAATACATGGGGTCTGGTTAACGAAATGGGCGTCTTCCGTACCGAAGGTGTTACTCAGCATAGTATCACAATTGAAGAGTCTTCGCGCACTCTGTCGGTTATTACCGACCAACCTCGTGGTGCTCGTAACTCCGTTAACAAAGACGACAATCGTAAGATTCGCGCTTTGGCAGTTCCTCACTTCCCTTTGGATGACTACATCAGCCCACAAGACCTGCAAGGTAAACGTGCTTATGGTTCTGACGCTGCTGAAACCGAAGCCGCTGTTATGGCTCGTAAGATTGAGCGTATTCGCATGAACCACGCTGTTACTTTGGAGTTTGCTCGTTGTAAAGCAATCACCACTGGTGATATCTACGCTCCTAACGGTACTGTTTCTGGTAACTACTACACCGAGTTTGGTGTTACCCGTAAGCAAGTTGACTTCGTTCTTGGTACAGCAAGTACAAACGTGTTGGAAAAAGGCGAAGAAATCATTGCTCATATCACTGACGAAATCCTCTCCGGTGAGTCTGTTAACAGTGTTACAGCACTTTGCTCCCCTGAGTTTTTTGCCAAGCTGATTAAGCAAGCCGGTGTTGTTGACGCATATCGCTACTACACATCGACTCAAGAACCTAACCGCGCTCGTTTGGGTACTGGTCTGTATCGCCGTTTTGTTCACGGTGGAGTTGAGTACGTTGAGTATCGTGGTTCGTACAATGGTGAGCGTCTGATTCCCGCAGGTGATGCGTACTTCCTGCCAATGGGTACAAGCGACACTTTCATTTCTTACTTCTCACCCGCTAACAAGTTTGACCTTGTTAACACAATCGGTGAAGAGGCTTATATGTTCACTTTCCGCGATCCTAAGAATGAAAAGATTGAAATTCAATCTGAGCACAATGCGATTCATCTGATTCGCCGTCCTCAAGTTGTTGTTCGTGCTTTCTCTTCTAACTAATCTCTAGTTAGTCTTAGTTTGGGGTCGTAAGACCCCTTACTACAAATAACACTTGACAGTCAGGTTTTATTTGTAGTAATAAATTCACAAGGAGATTTCAGTGTTAACCGAAATTCAAAAAGTTCGTTTGGAATGTGGTGACACGAATCTCCCACCATTTCAGATAATGGACGATACAGAAGTTCAATACTTCCTCGACAAGAACTCTGGTAGTATCCGTAGAGCAAGTATTGATTGCGCTAAAAGTATCCTTTTTAAGTTGTCTTCACAAGTAGATTCTCGTGCTGACGTGCTCGAACTGTACGGTTCTCAATTTTTCAGAGCATACAAAGAAGCGTTGATGTTGTATCTGAAAGATCAAAACTTCAGTATCGTTGGTTTCTGCCAACCGTATGCAGGTGGTATCTCTAAAGAAGATATCTATAACAACGTGACAACCTCTGACAATAACTACGTTGAAGTGCTTCGTGGTGTACCTCAAGAATACGGTAGTTATAACGTAAACGAAGACATTTTCAGTCAGATTGAAAGTACTCGTGATAATCCCTTTGGTGTTTAAGGAGTCAAAATGATTCCACCGAGTAATTACCTGAATATTGTAAAGCAACAAATTCAAAGAGAAGGTGTTCAGATTACATACAGTACAGTAACTCAGGGTGTCTATGACCCTGAAACAAGTACAGTAACTAACAGTACCTCTCAGACCTCTCTAAAAGCCTTTCCTGCCGTTTGTACGTTTTCTGAACAGCAGAACCCTAACTTAGTTGGCGTGGCTTCTAAAGCGTTTCTAGTGACTTCTACAGACCTTCCTTCAAAACCAAAACCTAATGATGAAATTCTTCAGGGTACTGAGAAGTACACTGTAAAGATGGTTAAAGAACATTGGGGTAGTGGTGTATTGTGTATGTATAGAATCCTCTGCGTAGAGGGTTAATATGGTAACTGTCGGAGTAGATACAGTAAAGTTCAAAAGAGACTTTGAGGTATTCAAGAATCAACTTCAAGAGTTGCTACAGCAAATTGCTATAAAGTTCACAAGAGAATTTTTGATTGAAGTGGTATCTAAAACAAAGTTAGGTGACGCTCAGGCTTACATGGAACTGTATAAGCAAAGAGAAAAAGAGTACGGATATAGACCGATTGAAGGTCTTGCTAAAGGTTCTTGGATTACTGAGTTAAATAACAAAAGTGACGTTGTAGAAGGTCTTTATGACAGTACCGGTCAAGGTAAAGCTGTTACAACAACCTTCGACACTGAAATGAGAAACTACAAACTTGGTGATACAATATACATTACTAATAAACTTCATTACATTGAACTTCAGGCAGACGGTGATTCAGCACTTGCTACAGCGTATGCAAGGTCTATACTTATATTTGAAAAGACTGTAAACCAAACCAACAGAGTGCTTACTAAAAACTCTCTTACACCAAGAGGTGCTTAAATGTCTCAACTGAAAATTCGTAGAGCATTTGAGAAGGCTCTTAAAAGTCTTGATCCATCTTTTCAGACTGCTTACGAGAATGTAAGTTTTAATCCTACAAAAGATGTTCCATATCAAAGAGTACAACTTGTACCTTTTGAACCAGAAAATCCTACGATGGGTGATAATTACCATAGAGAAGTAGGAGAGTTTCAAGTGTTTCTTTGTTATCCTTTGAATAAAGGTCTACAAGAGGTTTACTTGAAAGCTGAAAGTATTAAGTCTTTTTTCAATAGAGGAAAGACTCTTCTTGAAGATGATATTGAAGTCATCGTCAGGATAACCCCATCTGTCTCCGGTGGGATTACTGTTAATGACAGGTACATCCTACCTGTGAGAATTGAATATTACGCAAGCGTGTACTAAGTACACCAGTTTTTAATAAGGAATAAGAAATGGCAATTGCACAAGGTATTCGCAAGCAACTAGTCTTCGTTAAAGAAACACAATGGGGTGTTGCTCCTGCTGCTACTACTGCTGTTCAGACGATTCGTCGTGTTACTGGACAGTTCAATCTTCGTAAAGACACATATCAATCTGACGAAATTCGTACAGATTTTCAAATGGCAGACTTCCGTCATGGTATTCGTTCTGCTGAAGGTACATTGAACGGTGAGTTCTCTCCCGGTACTTATGCACCTTTTGTTTCTGCTGCTCTGGC